GCCGTTGATGCGCTCGAGCGCGGCCTTGAAATCGTCCGCGGCCGAGCTGGTCGGGCGCAGCTTCGCCTCGATCGCGCCGAGCTGCTCGGCGAGCGCGCCACCACCGGGCACCTTGGCGGCCAGGGCGGCATACATGCCGTATGCGTCAGCCAGCTTCTCGCGGATCGTGTTGATCGCGCCCAGCACGACGGCCTTCACGCCTTCCCAGGCGATCAGCGCGCCTTGCTTGATGCGGTTGAATCCATCGAGTGACGCGCCGACGAAGTAGTCGGCGGCGACACGAACGATCTCGAACTGGTCGCGCAGCCAGGTGCCGATCTCGTAGCCCGTGAACGCGGCAAACAGCACGCCCATCGCCGCGCCGAGCGACAGCAGTTTGCCGTTCAGCGCCGTGGTCGCGCCTGCCAAACGCTTCTGCGCCGCCTCATTGGCCAACTGGGCCGCCGTGAGCGCCTCCTGCGCGCCCGCCAGCTCGACCGTCGCCGCGGTCGCCGCATAGTTCGAGCGCGCCATCGCGAGCTTGGCCTGCGCGTTGGCGACCGCCGCCTGCGCATTGGCCAGCGTGGCGGTGGTGTCCATTGCCTCCGCCTGCGCCTTGGCCACGGTGGCACGCGCGGCCTCCACCGCGGCGGTGCGCTGCGCGATCATGTTCGCGATCCACACGCCGCCCTGGGTGATCAGGTGCGCCAACGTGCCGGCCGCCGCGATCAGGGCGACCGTCATTACGGCGTCGATGTGGTTGCTCAACGCGTCGATGCCGAGCACCAGCAGCGCCGTGGCACCCCAGCCTTCGTTCGCGGCGCCGGACCACACCTGGAACGCGTCGCGGAAACGCGTGGCCGCATCGCCCACCGTGGTCGGCATCAGCTCCACCTCGGCGCGCAGCTTGTCCAGCTCCGAGCCGACCTTGGCCAGCTCGCCGGCGGTGAGCTTGCCGGCGCTGACCATGTCGATCAGCTCCGCGCGCGTCTTGCCGAGCGAGGCCTCCAGCGCCGCCACGAAGCGCGGCGCGGCCGTGGTCAGCGTGATGAACTCCTGCATGTGCACGTTGCCGGTCTGCATGACCTTGCTGAGTGCATCGACCGCGCTGGCGCGCTTCTGCGTGTCCGCCGCGGATACGACCAGCGCCAGCGACATGGCCTCGGTCAGGTCCAGCGTTTCCCTGGTGCTGTACCCGAGCTGGCGCATCGGGTCGATCGAGCGGATGTAGACCTCGGCGATGTCGTTGATGGAGACATAGCTGTCATGCGCGATCTGCTGCATGCGCTCCATCACGGCCTCGTATTCGGCCTGGCTCTGCGTGGCCAGCTTCACGCGCGCCTGCAACTGGCCGGCGGCGTCGGCCGCCGAGATGAACGCGCCGGCGAACCCGCGCAGGGCGGCCGAGCCGCCGGCCATCGCGACCAGCGAGGCGACCGCGTTCTTGGCCTGGGTGACTTCCGCGCCGAGGGTCGCCGCGCCCTTGGCGGCCACCTCGAAGCTCTGCCCCGCCTGCTGACCGGCCTGGCGCGCGGTGGACGCCATCTGCCGCGTGGCGCCTTCGACCTGGTTGACCGCCCGCACGGCGACGGAGCCGTCGCCGTTGATGGTCAGTTTGATGCTGAAGTCCGCCATGCTAGATTGCCGTGGTCACCAGGGAGGAATGGCCGTGCTGAAGAAGATCCTGCTGCGCGTTCTGCTCTATCCGATTGGCATCGTTGTCGCGGCTTGGGCCGTGATCCTGCTGTTCACGGAGTTCCCCAGGCTGCCGACGCTGATCGGGTTCGCCTATTTCGGATTCGGGTTCCTCTTCTTGATCGTGCTGCTGTTCGTGTGGCTGACACGCGCCGGACGCGCCGTGTGGCGCGCGGGCGCGCCGAAGTAGTCACTTCGCCGCCGCCCGCTTCGCCTCTTCCTCGTTGCGCACGTTGGCCACCACGCGCGCCATCAGTTGCACCCCGTCCAACACTTTTGGCCAATCGGCCCGCGGCACGTGCCCCAGCACGCATGCCGCGCGGATCTCGCTGGCCGTCACGCCCTGCCACAGCACGCCCATCCCGACGCTGATCTGCGGCTGACAGCGCTGGAACGTGTCGACGACGACCCGGTTGCCAGGCAGCACGCCGAGCCAGACCGGCGGGTCGCGCTCGTCGTCGGTCGATTCATCGTCGAGCGACTCCTCCACCAGGCCGTCATCGGGTTCGTCTGCGTCGGCATCCTCGTCGTCCACGTCGCCCTCGCCGTCATCCGGCGAGGGCAGCAGCCAGGGTTCAACCATCTCGTCGATCGCGCCGCCGGCTAGCGCTTGCGCGATCGCTTGGAGTTTTTTGCCTCGGTGTTCCTGATCACCACATCGCGGGAGTTCTTGCCGAGCCGCGCGTGGTACTCGGCCCACAGCGCATCCATCGTGAACTGGTTGCGGATGGCGACTTCCTTGGACGGCACTTCCTCGCCGGTCTTGGGGTCCTTGGCCGTCGGCACGCCGTCGACCGACACCACCACTTCCCGCAGGTAGTCGCGGATGGTGAGCTTCTGGTCGTCCAGCTCTTCCTGCTCGTGCTCGTCCAGCACCTTGAACGTGGCCTTGAAGTTGAAGGGGCGCCAGACATCGACGCCGTCGCCGGGCAGGGAACACTGGATGCTGGCGCTGACGGTGGCGCTTTCGAGCAGATTGACTTCGGGCATGGGCTTCTCCGGAGGGTGAAAAGGCGCGGCCGCGTCGCTGCGGCCGCGCGAGGGTGGATCGGTGCGGGGTTACGGGCCGGCCTTGTCGCCGAACTCGATGTAGAACTCGTCGCCGCCGGTGCTCGACGGGACGCAGTTGCCGGTGATCTCCCAGCCCATGTCGCCATCGATGTCGGTGTTGGTGATGTTCTCGATCTGTCCGCGGATCGCGAGCAGCGAGTAGAGGCCGCTGTGCTCGCCGGCGACGGCGTCCTGCTCGTACAGGGCGAAGGCCACCGTGATCAGCGTCATGCTGTCGCGGACGAACCACGGGTTGAAGTCGTTCGTGATGTCCGTCTTCGCGATCTTCAGGTTGAACGTCGGCTTGCGGTCCTTGATCCGGTTGACGCCGTGCTCGGTGTACTCGCTGTGGCCCAGGTCGTTGCCGAAGTCGATGCTGAGGGACTTCGCCCACAGGTGCAGGTCGACCAGCGGCACGCCGGCCGTGGACTTCGTGCCACCGGCGCCCAACGTGCTGAGGATGCACGTGGTGTTGCGCTTGCTCGCGATCACCGGCTTCTTGGTCGGAAGGATGACGTTGGGTGGAACCTCCTCGACGACTTCGGTGTAATCGCCCAGGATGCTGGCCTTGCCCTTGAAGCGCTGCCCGATCTCGATGCCGAGCGAGGAGATCGCGACGCGGCCGTCCAGCACTTCCAACAGCATGCCGGTGTGATTGAAGCGCGACGCGATCATCGGGATTGCCGCGCTGATCGGGTTGTAGCGCGTGGTCTTTCCGACCAGGTCCTTCACGACCGCCATGCCGGCCGGCAGCAGCACGACGCCGGCGTGGGCATCGCTGGTGGCAGCGCCGCCAGGAGTGGTCGGCGGATAGAGTGCGAACTCGCCCTCCAGCTTGCCACGCTTGTTGGCAACGCCGAACTCGTCATTGCCGAAGAACGCCTTGTCGGCATTGCGCTCGACCTTGTCGAACTCGGTGCTGCTGCTGCCATCGAAGAACCGGAAGCCGTCAGTGGCGCCATTGAACACCGGCGCCACGCCGGGCGTCGGCTGCGGCTTGATCATCAGGTTGCGCTTGCGGAAGTAGTCCAGATCGGGCTGAGCCATGAGTTACTCCTGGCGGTGCTTGCGACGGCCGCTCGTGGCCGATGCGGATGGGGTTGACTGGATGGGCGGCAGCGCCTGGCCGGGCTCGGCCTCGCGCTCGACGGCGTCTGCGACGACAGGCGTGTCGACCTGCTCGATCGGCGGCGCCGGCGCCGCGGCCGGATCGTCGTTGACCAGTTCGCCCTCGATGACGAGCTGGCCCTCGACGAGGCGGTAGCTGCCGCCGCTGGTCGGAAATGGAATGCGGTTCACGCGCTCACCTCTGGATGCGGAAGTCGGACTGGAACGTGATCTGGCTGGTGAGCCAGCCGGCGTCGTAGTGCTCGTCGGTGGCGCGGTCGAACCACAGCGGCCAGTAGTCGGTGCTCGGGTGGAAGCCGATCAGCGCCTCGCCCACCGCGCCGAGCAGCGCGTCCATGTCGGCCCTGGCGCTCGCGCCGGCACGCGCCTGGGCGTAGTTGCGCACCCACAGCACCACCTGCACGGCGGCATCGGCCTTCTGCACGAAGCGGCTGTCGCCGCTCCACTGCGGCGGGCGCCCCTGCGACGTCTGCAGCACGTAGGCGGCCGGCGCCGCGGTCGGCGGCGTGGTCAGCGCGGCGGTGAGGTCGGCGCTGGCGCCGACGATCTTCAGCGCCGGCACCTGCGCGCGCAGATGCTCGATCACCGGCGCGACGGGAAAGATCAGGTTCATCCGACGTAGTCCGCCAGCGTGTCGGCGTCGAACACGCGCGCCGGTGCGCTCACCTGCGGGCTGCCGAGGCCGGTCGGCGCGACGACGTCGCCGGCGCCGAGCGAGAACTTGCCCTCGGCGACCAGCTTCAGGAACTTCTGCGCGTCCTGGTAATCGCGCACGATCGGATTCGTGGCGTCGGTGGCCAGCAGATGCCGGTGCAACGTGTAGCGCGTGATTGCGCGTGCCCAAGTCGTGACGATCGGCGGCACCGGCGACAGCGGCAGCGCGTAGCCGCGCATGCGCAGGTAACCCTCGATCGTCGCGTCCGCCTCTGCGATGGCCGCCTCGACGCGCGCCAGCGCGGCATCGGCCGCGGCGATCGCCTCGGCCGGATAGCCGCTACGATCGCCGTTGCGCAGCGTCAGCTCCATCAGCGCGTAGTCGACCAGGGCCGCATCGTGCTCGGTGCTGGCGACCTGGCTGATTTCCTGCGCGCCGGGGAGCTCGGCGAGGCTGGCGGGCGTGACG